GCTAGGGGTATCCTATCTAGTTTCCCAGATAGTGTCTAAGTCTCTGACTCTTAGGTTGGATGTTTCCCACACCCCTCTGGATTCATATGTCATCGGTGAACGAAGGAGGAAATCTGCACCAGAATAGAAATTCTCAAAATTCCGAAATGTCCTATTTACTAAAGGTATTCCAAAGTACCTGAAATGAATAGAAGCATCAGATGTATTTCCAAAGATATCTATGAATCTTGATATAAACAATGTATGTGTAGACATCTTCGGAATATTACCTGACCCAAAAAGTAATTTAAACAATAAAGATTTTACATCACGGAACGGTTTTCCATCTAGCCACTTAGAACCCAAAAAGAAAGCTTCATTAACACCAGGTTTGCTTGAAGATTCTAGTTTTAAATCCATACCAAACGTCTGTTTCATAATGTCTGCATATATGACAGTATTAATCTTAAAGTTAGATGAAACAAGATTGTCGTCTCCACAAAATAAACAGTGAAATTGTGCATTCTTAATATTGTGTTTTATTATATATCTACGCAAGGCAATATGTGTCATAATAAAATTACCGATTGAGCCGACAAGATTAGTAAAAGAACTACCAGATGGAATCCCTCTATTTCTATAAACTATACCAATAACTGGATGGAAAATAGGGATCATTAAGAAACAATCTCTTAGGAATCTAAATATAACTAAGAAATAACCATCTAGCATTAAACATCTTTCAATTAAATGAAATGAAAGTGCAGAAACTTCGCGAGGAAGCTTGTTATCAAAGCCGCTATAATCAAATGCATTACAATGAAGATGTTTAAATTTTGATACTTTTGCTGAAATTTCGGGTTGAGTTAAACCATAACAAAGTTCTGAATCTTTGTAATTAATGATAAACTCAATGAAAGAAATACGGTAAACACTTTCAATCACTTGACGTACAGCTGATACTGCAAAAACAAGTCTAGTTTTAAGGTCAACCCCTTTAATTTGTGGTCTAAGAAACACTGCATCAGGTAAAGTTAATATATTTGATATTTGTAGTTTCTTAGAATAAAACAAATTTAGATTAAACTTAATAACATCAAGAAGGTCCCTCTTCTTAAGATGAGGATCAGGAAGACCAGAGCTAGCTCTTAATTGGATAGCATTTATGACGCTTGCAAAATCAGGAAGTTTAAAAGAAGGTAAAGAAACTGTACCTATTGCACGAACAAGAAACATGTTAATAACGTAAATTATTTCATGATCAGTAATACGTGTTTTAAATTCCTGTTGTATTATACCACTCTGTTTTAGAATATTAGAATGGAATGCCGACTTAGTATCTTTAATTTGCTGTTTAAGCTTGGAATATTCTAACATTGAAAAAGACGGATGCTTCTTTATTATGTTTAAAAGTCCAGGATATTCTTGTAAAACATGTACTCTATTAAAATACTTATAAACAGTAGAACCAATACGGTTTTCAGATAACCACTTACTAATTGTCTCACGTCCTGGAACATGCAAGAGTTTAATTTTTGTGAGCAATGAGTAAGTAATTTTAAAATCTTCTCTGATCAAAACTTCAGACTTCTTAGAATTATAACAACGAAAATGTGTATATGTAAACGGACCATTTCTATTGCATATAGTGGAACTAGTCACAATCCTACATGTAGAAATAAAATTAAATGAGC